TGCATTTGGTAAAGATGTAGATATTTCATACTGCGATTACGATAACATTGATTCAAGTGTCAGGAAGTTTATTGATAGTGAAACAGAATTTGATATGTGTATTATTACAGATATTAGAGTAAATGAAGATACAGCGAAAATTATTGATGACAGATTTGATAATTTCTATTTATTAGATCACCATCCAACAGCTCTAGGACTTAATAAGTATCTTTGGTGTTCTGTGACTATTGAGTATGAAGATATGAAACTTGGAACTATTAAAACCAGTGGAACAGAGATGTTTTATTATTGGTTAATCAAGAATGGTTATTTAAAAGATTCGGAGACATTAAGAAGATTTGCTGAACTTGTGAGAGATTATGACACTTGGAGATGGTCGGAACTTGGTGAAGATGGGGTTATTTGTAAGCAGGTGAATGACTTACTTTATCTGTATGGTCGAGATGATTTTATTCATTGGTGTATTTCGGAGATACGTGGTGAAATATTCCCATTATTATCTGCCAAAGATGAGGTTGTTCTAAAAATTAAACAGGACGAAATTGATAGATATATCGAAG